TCCTGTGATGACATATTGTTGAACTCCATCTACCACACCAGAGTTTCTTGTTGTCAACCTAATTGACGCACCAGTTCCGGTTGAACTAGAAACAGTCACAATTGGACTCTCTGTTGTCGTTGTTAAATCTGTATCAGTCAAATCAGTTAAATCAATAGAAACGGATTGAATTTGTCCGTCATTATCAACTGCACTTTTGTAAACTTCGGCTTGAAGGAAGTTTCCTCTTGATGGGTTTATGTTTTTTCTATCACCAAGAATTAATTCATATCCCGTTTTAATCGTTCTTGTTGGAGCACATGCGTTTTTATCACATGTTCCAAACCGAGTAAAATTGTAATTTCTATTTAAATTTTTTGAGTATGAAAAACATTTAGAACATTCAATGTCATCAACACAGAAATCCAAATCACCCTTTCGATATACCACATCTGTTATTGGATCAATAGAGTCCTCATTAAAGTAAAAACAACACGATCCAGACATTCCTGCACTGATACCACACCCAGAACGAAGTGCCTCTTCTTGGATTGTAGAACTTCCTGATGTTTCATCATAGTCGTCAAGATCAACCACAGGAATATAATTGGATGTTAAGAATTTAGAGTGTGCAAGATCAAGTTTATACAAAAACTTCCAACGATATCCATCAGATAAAACTGTATTGTCTGTTGCTCTAGTTGGTTTTACCGTTGATGCGGATTGTCCAAACAAATCAGAGCGATTATTTTCATTTCCACTCATACACAAAAAGACATCCATGTCATCAGTCATTGCGTAAAAATTTCTTTGTGTTCCAGTTGCTCCTGTTGGAATTCCAGAGGAAGCGTATGGATAATACACACTACCAGAACTCCAATCGACTCTCCGAGCAACGACGGACATATCACTTTCCTTAATTTTTTTCAGAAAATTAATTTCATTCCACACATCATTATCATCGTCAATGGTGTTTTGTTCAATCGAAGAACCAGTGAACCCACCAATGAACATCATGAGGTTGCTTGAGTCGCTTCGGAGACTATTATACAAGTTTTTTGCGAAGTCTATTCCAATTGATCGTGATGATGTTACCATTTTTTACCTCGTTTAATCACCTAAACACACACCAGAGCCAGGTGTAAGTGTTGTTGGAAGTCCTATATTTGGGCTCTCGTCTGCTGGGAATAAGAAAAAGAACTTACCAATATTTATGTTACCAAAACTCTGTCCTGAAACAATTTCACTCGACCAACTTGGATGATTAAATGTTGGGAGGGAGGAACCGTCTGAGTCCAGATCAAATGTGCAACCAGTGGTATATGTTAATCCGCTTGTCATTGTTAGATTGTATGGATGATAATTTCCTAAAATAGAATTTTCACGAGCACCAAACTCGCCATCAAAATCATCTGGTGGAATGTAATCCTCATTTGTAACATTAAAGAAAACTTTCATGCCAAGAGGGTGTGCCAGTTCTAGATATCTTCTCTGATCCGCATCGTCGATTCTATCTGCACCAACATTCAGAAGATATGAATAGTCTTGATACCAATAACTGTCTTGAATAACAAGTTCACCCAAACCAAGTGTCGGTTCAGAAACCAAAAGACTTCTATCGGTTGTTTCTAATGAAGCAAACTCAGGAACTCCACCGTCTAGTCTTAAAATATATTTTTTTGGCTCATCTACTTCTGGGGTTTGTCCATACAAAGTTTTAAAGTAATATATGATAGATTCAAGATTACCTTTTTTGATGTAAAATTTTTCTCGAATACCTGACAAAAAGTTTGATATTTGTTTTTCACTTTGACCAATAACATTGCTTAATTTTTCACCAAATCCCTCGGCATATTGAGACAAAAGTAAGTTCAATATTTGTTTTCTTAAATCTTTATCTGCGATATATTCTTGGTCATTTGTTCCCGTTCGGGCAATTTTATCAACATCAATTAGTTTAAACAAATCCTCTGTTGTAGTAAAATAACCAGATCCATACTCGTTTCCTTGTGTGTCTGTATTTTCTGATGGATTTGATGTGTAAACCCAATCATAATATCGTTGAACAAACGCAACAAAATCATTATATCCCAGAAGGCCAACATATGCCGGAATAACGGGGGATATATCAAAATAGTTGTAAGCAACACCATTTTGCCGAAGAGTTCCAGGCATTACTGGTGGTTCTGGTGCGTTTAATTGGGGTTGTTTTGGTAAATAATCTCGTTTTACTTTTGATGTGGTGCCAAAAAAATTAGAGACAATTTCATTGTATCTGTATTCTTTATTTTTAGGTGTGTTTTTAAAAATATGAGAATACATTAAATTTCTCTTACGGTTGGACTCTGTAAAACGTTTAAGATCATATTACGACTTGCCACAGCGAATGGGTTTGCGAGGAAAGCGGTAAATCGAACAGTCCCAGAAGCAACTCCGGGGAAAATGCGAACAAACCCTCGTCTGGGATTTATTTCACCCACACCTGAATTTGCTTGAACATTAATCAAACCATTTGAATTTCTACTAACAAGTCGAAGTGTTGAAAACCCTGCTGTGTCAGGATCAACTGTCGTATCTTGAATATACACGTTGTTCACGTTAAACTTGGTTGAATTAAAGATCGAGGATTGTAAACCAACTCCATTTAAAAGAAGTTCGTTGCTAAAACTAAATTCAGTGTTTTGATTTTGACGTATTGGAACATCAATTGACATAGTGAATGAAACATCAATCGGGTTGACGATAGCGGGATCTAAATCTCGTATAAGATTTTTAAACTCATCTGCATCAAACGAGTTAGTAAATTTTCGTTGGCCATAAGTTTCAACCACAGTGTCTGTGATAAGTCGTCTCATTTGACTCAGATTTCTAGTTGTTTCTGCACCGTTATATGAAACTGAATATTCCAAATTTAAGTTGAAGTTTTCTGGTGAAATATATTCTGGACGAATTCCAACAGGTGATTTTTCTCGCAGAATTTCAACCACCTGATTTTTTTGTGCTTCGATTTCATTTGCACCCTGTGAACCAATAAGTGTGGAAACAAAGACCCTTCCATAATACGGTGGATCCATTTCCTCACCACCAAAAACGGCAAGAGAATTTTCGGGATTATCCCCGGCTGAAAATAAATCCTTTAATGATGCTCTGTAATCATTTTTTGTAACTGCTCTGCCTTGTGCTGCAAACCACTTCGGAGCAAAGAATCTAACCAAGTCCAAGTCCGGTCCATCCGAACCACCAAAAGAACTAACGTCAAGTTGTGCGACTCCGACACCATCGGAATAAGTAAACGACGAAATGCCGTTTGCAGATTTACCTGAAGGAATTAAATATGTAACTCGAACAAGATCCGTATTTGTAAGTTTTTTGCCAATGTTATCAGTTTCTAAATTGGTGTTAACATTCCCTTCCAAATCGGGTTGTATGAATTTACCCTCTCCTCTTACCGAGAAAGTAATTCTAAATCCGCTATCTCGTCTTTCAGCAAAGTAAACTCTACTATCTTCATTAATGTTGTAGTTTACATTTTCCGAAAGAGTGTATTCCGTCCAGTTAGCACCATTGTCTTCACTGACTTCAACTATGAGTGAATTAATATCAATTCTACTGTCGTTCAAATCAAGAGTTTGTCTCTTGAGATTTATGAGTTCTGTAACATCTCTGTAAACCACAAAGTCCTGTGCTTCAAAAAGAACGACCTCCGAAATCGAGCCGTTCACATCAGGATCATATGAATTGAGTGTGTAAAAATTAAAACTCTGACCTGCTTGATTTGATCCAGTAAACTTGGCAAACTTTGGAATTCTAGAAGAAACACTGGTCATAGAAACCGATGCTCTTGCCGAATTCGAGCCGGGAACAACAAACCCAAGTGGTTTTACAATTGACTTAATTGATTCTAATCTTTGTGCGGTGTCCAAATACAATTCATTTGAAATCATGTTTGTATAGAAAGCATAATACAATGTATTGTAAGCCAACGCATCAACCAGAACGTTAAGTGCAGAGGAAGCAAAGTCATAATCTTTTAATGGATTATCATAATCTTCATTTTCTGCGGTTCTTTTCAGTGATGTGATAATGCTTTGCTTAATATCGTCAAAACTTAAATTTCCGATTTGAATTTGATTTGATGCGAGTGTTAACAGACTGCCGCTTGTATCAGGCAGAGAAACACCAGAAAGAGAAGAATATACTGACATTACCTTGCCCTCACTAATTCTATGACAACTGTTCGTGCGTTTGCGTTAACTGGATCCCCCACCAGTCGAAATTTTAGATCAAAAAGAATGTTATTGCTATCCATAAATTTATCGTTAGGAACAAATGATAAAAATTCAACTCTTGGCTCATAATTTACAATCGCATATCTAACCTCGTCGTTTAATCGTGAAACTGTCGAGGGACCGAATGTATCAAAAAGAACGTCAAGAAGAGAGGTTCCAAATTCGGGAATAAATGGCTTTTCTCCTCTTCTCGTCAAAATCAAATTTTGAAGTGATTGTCCAATCGCATTTATATCTCTCTTGAACGCTACTGCATAACCACCGACACCGCCAGATGGAGCGTTGCCTACTTTTGTAAACGCC